CAGCACGCTGTTCCAGAGTGTCCACGACATTGTACATACCAAAGGACCAGCCCTTGATTTTCCCCTGTTTTGCAATTTCGATAATTGCAGGGTCAACAATCAGAACATCTGCGTGCAGACCGATATTGTCTTCGAACATCTTGAGGCTGCCTTCTCTTGTGCTTGCGTAAATGTGTGTGGAGTCGTGGTCTACCGTAACCGAAATATCACCTGCGCGGGCAAGTGCCTTTTCAAAGGCTCTCGGTTCGATAACTTCGATAACCTTGCCGTGCGGAGTGATAACAGGACGGCTCTGTTTTTCTGTGACGTTGACATAACCTGAAATATGAACACCGTCAGCTCTTACTTCTATCTTCATACTTGTCACCTCCTTTCACAGAAAAATGGCAACAAAAAAGCACTATGCAAAATACATAGTGCTCTTTAGGTATTAAGTTGTTAAATTTTAATCTGTCTCAACCATCAAATTTACATGACTGTCGTAAAACTCACCTAACTGCTCCAAAGTTACATTTGGGTTAGCTTCCACAAATTCAATAAATTCTTTTTCCAGACCAATGTCCTCAAAAGTGGCGATATAATCACAAACTTCATCCGCTACTGTGTCACCGCTCAGGCTGTCCGGGTCAACAGTATCGTCTATAAGCAAATGTTTTAACAGTTTTGCTGTTTTTTCTTCAAAATCCGTAAGCTTAGTCATCTTTCTTTGCCCTCTCTTTGATAGCATTGCGTCTGTCGCTGATTTTTCTTCTTCGTGTGATTGTATAGTCACCAAAGCCGTTGACTGTTACATCATAATTGTAATCGCCGTAACTGAATTTCTTTTTGCCTGTTTTTAAATCAGGGAAATTTGTAGCCAGAGCACTTGTCACGATATTGTACTCTTTAGCGCTCAGGGTTATACCTTTCGATACGGTGTTATTCTGTGTTGCATATTTCGGTCCGCCTTTTTTCCTGCGGATACTGCCTTTACCACTTGTAAATTTCCCGGTCTTCGGGTCGTGGTTTGGATTTGCCCTTGATTCAATTATATCATCTTCGCTGCCGTCAGACAATGCTCCATTTTCAAGTGTCTGCATTTTGCCTGTATTCGGTGTGAAGATTTCTTTTGTATCGGGGTCATAAAGTACATCCTGCAGGCCAAGTTTGATAAAGTTGAGACCGAGAGGCTCAAGGTCTTCGAGGTAACGCACTTCATCAGGCTGCATAAAGTTTGCTTCCAGCGCAGTTTTGTATGCATTGTAACGCTCGGTGATGTCACCCTTCAGCAGTTCCTTGGTATCAAAAGCAAAATATAGCTTGCCTTTTTCTTTTTCTTTCAGCAAATCACGATTAAGCGCCGACTGAATAACACCCATAAGCGGAATTGCCGCAAGCTTTGCTATTGTGGAAGTGTCCGCTGTTCCACCGCTCACCGCTTCCGGAGAAACGTGGAAAAGCTTTGCGAACTCCTTGGCATTTGCAGTTTTATTTTCATTAAGCTGCATCTCAGCAAGAGTATTGCTGCTCTCCTTAAAGTCGATAGTACCATTAAGTACGATAAACGGCTCGGAAGCCTCGGTGTCATCAGAATAAAGACGGGAAAAAGCACTTCGCAAAGACTTAAGCGCAGGTTCTTCCAGTTTTTTCTCACTTTTGAGAAAACCTTTTTTATTACCGCCTCGTCTGGCCGCGTTCAGTTCGTATTTAAGGGAAGAATATGCAACCGATATAAGCTTTGAATTTTCTGCAGTAATCGGTGTGCCGCTTGCACCGTCCTTTGTGTTGCGCAAAATCCTTATAAACTGCCACGGGTAATATCTGTTGCCTGAAACATAGATGTCAAAATCTTTAAATATCGGGTCAAAGTTTTTGCAGATTGCAATTTCTGACTCTTTAACATAGTGCAGACTTTCCACTGTGTTGCGGTATGTATTGATATAAGCATAACCGCCTTTGCCAAGATAATAGTCCTCGGTGATTGCGCGCCAGAACTCGTTGGCTGTCAGCGTGTCTCCCGTTTCATCATTGAGCAGGCGCAGACGGCGGTCTTCGCTTATCTCCTTCACCTTGCCATCCACCGCTGTGTAAAGCTTTATCGGTGTGCTGGCAATGATGCCTGCAACAAGGTCAATGGTACCCGCAATTTCGGGAATTTCCAGTGCCATTTCCCTTGTAACATTGTTGTTACTGAGCAGAGCTTTGATAAGTTCGTCACCGCCCGAAGAACTTACAACTTCCTCCGCCCTGTCTTCTCTTTTAAAAAAATCAAAAAATCCCATTGTATCTCATCCTTATGTCTGTACTACAAAGTCATCAGTACCAAAAAGCATATCCTGCTCCACAAGGTATGTGGCATTTATAAGAGAAACCACCATATCCACCTTGCCAACAGATTTCTTTTTGTTGACGTACTTGTTTAAGTTGGTATCTTCCGTGCACCGTGCATTCTGGAAGTTTATTTCAAGCATCAGGTTTTCATCATACTTAAACTGTTTGCTCAAAATCTTTTCTTTCAAAAGCTTTGTCGGCGAATGCAGCACCGATGAATGCTGTTTGATTTCAACGCATTCAATGCCGCCTGCCTCCAGCTTTTGTATTGTGGATATTGCGTTATATCGGTCATACCCCAGCTGTACAATATTCACTTTGTATTTTTCTTCAAGAGAAAGTATAAACTTTTCAACAAAGATGTAGTCGATAACTTCCTCACCACAGGCAAAACAACATCCGTTTTTTATAAGACGGTCGTAGTTTACCTCCTCGCGCTTGGTCTTGTAATCCTTGCGGTCTGCAGGGATAAATCCCCACACCTTTGTGTATAAAACTCCGTCATATACGCAGGCCATAGCCACCGATGTATTGTCATCAGTCTGGGAAAGGTCAAGGCCTATATAAACATCCTTTCCCTTCCAGAAAGAAATATCCTCAGCACGTTTGCATTCGCGCACCTTTGTGATTTCCACATACCCCTGGACACCAAGACCTTTGTACTTGATGTTGTTGTGCTTGCAGAGGTAGTTTTCGCGCTTGTTCTCATACAGCACTGCCATTGTGCGCATATCCTTTATGGCATTGAAGATATTTTTATTATTGACAGCAACAGGGTTGGACTGATATATAATCAAATCATTTGTTTGCCACTGGTCATTTGTAAGCAGATAATCATCAGGTTCATATAACAAAGAAAAACGCCTTCGGTTATCAATTAAACCGTCCAGCGTTTTCTTGGATATATCTATTTCGTCAATCATAACGTTGTCGTCATTTGGGTATTGTGTAGAAATAATAATACCCAGCTTTGACAGCAATGTAATCTGTGATGAGCGCATAGCCTCAACGGGATATGCATCCATTGCCCCCGCTTCGTCAGCAAGAAAGGCGTTGGCAAGTTTGCCGTCCATTTTGTCCTGACTATATGCAAGCGGAATATATTCACTGTCTGTTCTTTTACAGCGAACCTCACTGCGCAAAAGCTTAAAGGCCTTGTCGAGAGCCGGCGAAGATTTGATAATCTTTCGCACGGCCACCTTCAGTTCGCTGGACAGTTTAAGGTCCGGCGCAACCGAGAAAAAGCGGGAAAACTTCGGCTCTGTGAGCATAAGCAATATAAATATAATTGCAGAATTGAAGGTCTTGAAATTCTTTCGGCAAATTTCCAGCACTGCTGTTTCATAATATCGGTTTCCCTCTCTGTTTTTGGTACAAAGCACCGCAACGATAAAGAACCAGGCATAATCTTCAAGGCCATCGTACATACTGCAGTGTAAATCGGGATGCACCATCAATTCCAGCAGTTTGCATATACGCTGAAAGGTATCTTCGCAAACATAGGCATTCTTGTCCTTGCCGTCCACAATTTTGAGCCACTGCCTTGCCTGCTTTTTAACATAGGATGGCGCCTTCTTGTTTTTGCTGTTGCAGCACCATTTTGCATAGCTGACAGCACGGCTTTCCGCTACTGTCATTTAAGCGCCTCGGCCAGAGGGTCTTCCTCTGGTTCTTTTTTCTTTGGTATGCTTCGCAAGGATGAAGCCACGGTGAAGCCTGTTTCTTTTTCTATTTCAAAGCGTTTACGCTGCAGCACATTTATCTGCTTGTCACAGGCAAGTATGTTGTCATTGTGCTTTACTCTCATTCGCATTTTTTCCGATATGGTAATTTCGTCCGCGATAAAGAGTTCATCCAGTTCGTCGATGTCCTTTTCAAATTTTTCGCGGTAGGTACGGTTTCTTTCAATGTCCGAAAGGTACATACAGTAGTCGTTTATAACCGCCTCATACATCGCATCGTTCTTGCCGACAGCTGACAATAATTCAGTCACTCTGACGAACTCCTTGTGGGCAATTTTGTCCTTTTTGGTTTTTTTGAACTCTCTTATCGGCATACCCGAAAGTGTGGCTTTTTCGGCATTTTCGAGGTATTCCCGCTCAGTTTTTGTAAGGTTTTTGCTCATATTTTCAACGGTTTTCGGTGCTCTTGCCATGTAAAAAGCCTCCTTTCTCCGATTTTGGCTTTAATGTATATTTTTAACTTAATCGCGTGTACGCGAGGGCCTTTTCTTTTCCCCTCTTTTTTCTGAAAATTTCTTATTTGGGGAATTTTTTATATTTTGAGGGCCATCGTCGGTTCCACGGCTTATTATAAATAATAATTAAAAGAGCCGGGGGGGCCGTTTTCCGCGGCTTAATGCAATTTTTCGTAATAACTGTGGCGAAATTTCCCCTTTTTCGGCCTTTTCGTGACAGTTTCGGCACAAACAGATGAGGTTTGAATCTTCCGTCGCCAAGTCTGGCCGCTCCTGCAGCTTAATGATGTGATGTGTTTCCAGTTCGGTGTACACCAGCTGACCTAAATACAAGTGATATTCACACAGATAATTTGCCGCTGCTTTGACTTCCTCCGATTTCTTTTTCATTCTGGAAGTGTAGCGCACCAGCTCGCCGCTGTGCCTGTTGTTTTTCTTCTTCGGCTTTCGACCGCAATCAAATTTGCTGTCGTGGACCCGTCCACAGTATTTGCAGGATTTAAGCATGTTTTCTCATTGATGAGTTATTTGTATATGTGCTCCACCAATTCTCCATCGACAATATTTTTCAAAAAGAGTATCATAAAGATACAAACTAACATTTCGAAAGGAGAATTTTATGTGTGAAATATTAAAATGTTTATGGGAATGTTTGGATATTTTATTAAATAGTCTTGCAAGCGTATTTTTCGCCTGGTCTCTGTTTCAAAGAAAACAGGAAATAATTAACAGTTATAAAATTGTTAACGTACCTAAAGGGTCAGTATTTGTAGGACAAACCAGCACCTTCGAGTATCAAGGTGAGGCCTATATTGAAGAACACGACCCGTATAAAAAACCTTACAAGGTTTCTATGCAAACACATAAAGACAATCAAGCTTATATTAACTTTAATGAGCATAGAGAAAATTATATAAACAATAATCTTAAATTACGAGATGCTGCAATTATTGCTTCTCTTTGCATTATCATTTCTTCTATAGTTTCTATATTCTCACGACTTGAAAACTTATATCTGTCAATTATTACAATTGTTTTGTACTCTATATTTGCTTTTCTAATTTTCTCTGCAGTTAAACGTTTCTTAAATAACAAATATAAAGTTGTACCAATCAAAAAGCCTGCTGAAATAGCAAAGTTCGAAGACGAGGAATGTAGAGAACCCCTTCATTCAAGCAAAGAATACTTTACCAAAAACAGCCCCAATAAGTAATAATATCGCACAGCTCCCACCCCAGCTCTGACAATGGCGATATTGTTTGTTCCTAATAACCAAGCAAAAAGAAAGAGAACAGCACGGCTCTGCTGTTCTCTGCTTTTTTGTTTATATTATAATAGCATATAATTTGCGAAAAATCTTCCGCTCTTTTTCCGCTCTTTTTCCGCTTATTCAAAATCTTCATCTTTTGTAGTGATTGAGCGTTTTGCTTTATCAAAAGCCACTTTTACTAAACACCCTAACAAACCAAACGCACCTGCTTGTACAAATGGGTTGTCAAAGACACCTTTAAATGCTGTCTTATATACTTCTGGAAAATATATCATAGACAACACCAACCCTAATGGTAATATCACAATTAAAACAAATACAACACATATAAATATTTCTATAAAATGATAAAACTTAACCTTTTCTTCTTTAAGCTTTTTCACCTGTCTTTTTAATGTTGCAATATCTTTCTCCAATGCCTCTATTTTCCCTGGTTCGTTTAATAATTGTCTTAATTCCTCAAGGTTAATCTTTAAATCTTCTCGCTGTGGTGTATTGCTGTTTGTATATTCCGGTGTAGCTGTTGCCTGTGAGCTGCTGCTCTCGGTGTTAGTTGCTGAGGACTGGGTATAATTCATATTATCACTCATCCTCTATCACCACACTTTCTTTATCGCTTCTCTGGTGAAGCTCTTACAAGCATAATCCAATATTTTATTTACTATTTCTTTTTCCAAGATATTATCTTCATCAACTTTATTATTTATATCTCGTATAAGCATCACTCCCCTATTAGGACTCTGTTCTCTTGTATTTCTATCTACAGTATTCATAGTAGCTTCGCCAATTTGAGTTATATTATTTAAAAATAAATTTTCAAAAGATTCTTGGTTGTTCACTTTAAAATTTAATTCCACTGAATTATCATACTTTCCATTGAACAGTTTCTGACTTATAAGTTTTGTTGGATTATCATTTACTTCAAAAAATTTTCCTACTATACCAAGTCTGTTTATATCTACCGTTCCCAAAACCTGGTCAATGATTTTCTTTACAACATCTCTGACCTCTAAAATCAAATCACTTTGTATGTCACCGTTTAATTGAACTGGTAACTCTGCAAAAACATCTAACCTGCTTTGCGCAATATTAATATTCCATGTAAAAAATTTCCTGTACGACATATTGATCAAAGGAATATCTATTGGTAGATTGACTTCTATCAACTCATCATGCCTTGTTTCTATACAATCATCACCCAAAACATTACATATCAACGGTTTAATTCGTTTTTCCGGCTTTCTAATAATATCTTCAAAAAAGAAAGCAACTTGTACTACTGTTAAATCCATAATGCACCTCTCTACAAGTATTATTATAGATTATACCATACAAATTGCTTTTGCTCAATTATTCTATTATCATTTTGTTTTGTGATTTATCCAAGAGAAACTCTAAAGGGTAATTACAGTATGGGCACTTTCCTGTAGATTTTTTAAACCCTATTTTTTGAAAAAATGACCTGTAAACATTAAACCTTTTACAGCAAACAGGGCAACTAACTTTGTAGAATTTACGTTTCATAATCTACCCTCCATACATTACAAGAGTAAAGTTTCTTAATGCATTATCTCTCAGCTGATAAGCTCTGGTTTTCTCTACACAACACAACTCTATAATATTTTCAATAGGATTTGATGTTTTGTTTATATAAGCATATCTCAATATTTTCTGTTCTTTTTCCGATAATTTATTCATTGCTCTTGTTATGGCTCTTTTGTCCAGTATGTTAACCTTTAATTGCTTTTCATATTTTTCTTTCAAAGCAATGCAGTTAACATATTTATCTTCCATAGTGACACTTCCACCAGATACTGATATTGTGTCATATGATATACCTTTACCTTCTAACTGGATATCCAATGCCGCGATTTTGTCTTTTATTGAATCTATGCTTGCATCAAGAGTGGCATACCTTTTTAAGTCTTGTATCGCCACCTGTTTCCAAAATTCTATAACAATCACTCCTTTATTTTTTATCCTTTTTTGTCAAATCGTTTAAATTTATTTTGCAGGAGAGCACCGCTCTCCTGCTTTTTTAATCATCTCTGAGCAAAATCACTATACCTGCGATATATGCCACGAACAGTGCCGCTGCTATGATTGTTGATACGGTGTTGTTCATTCCCAGTACCTCTCTTTTTTCGTTGCACGGTCGTTGCGGACCAGCTTGTCTATGATTCTGCCGCCCTGTCTTTCGGACAGCCCTTCATATGCACACATCTCGTTGATGTGGTAATTGGTCTGTTTTGTTATAAAGAACACCCTTTTAACGATGTTCTGATTGTACTGCCGCTGCTTGTTTTTCTTTTTCAATGCCCTTTTAACCTCACATACATATTTCCCATACTGTCCCAAATCTTTTGAATTTTCAACCTTGGCTCCCAGAGAGAGCAGTCTTTGCCCGCCTGCTTTTGTTTTAGGCCTTCGAAGCAAGGGAAGCAATCGTAATGACAGGCAAAATATCTGCAGTGTTTACAGCGGTGTTTATTTTTCCGTTTTTTCATTGGTTACCTCCGCTATCTCTATAAAGTCTTCCACAGCAAAATCCGCATCATCTTCGCAACAGAAGTTACCTAATACACATGATGCACAGCTTCCCTCTTTAGCACAGGTTCTTACCATAACAGCCATTTCCTTTTTCGTTGCAAGTATTTTCATAAAACCACCTACACTTTCTGAATATAAGCTGCTTCCTCATCGGCCACGTGGAGCAACCAGGCAAGCGGATTTCGTTCGTAAACTTCGCCGACGTGGTTGTTTTCAAATGCACCCATGTGGCAGTTGATTGCCGCTGCCTCTGATGGTGTCAACATCATATACAGCTGAATTATGTAAACGCTTTTACTGCCGTGCCCTCCAAACTTGAATTTTTCGTCGTGGTGATACTGCAGTGTGATTTCGTCCTGCTTGTAAGTATTAACCTTGCACAGGTCGTGGAACAGTGCTGTGACGGCAATGCTTTCTGCTGTGATATATTCAATATCCCCACGTTCAAAGTAGAAATCCGCCAATCTTTTGAGGTTACGATAAACCTGCAGGCTGTGAGCCAGCAAGCCGCCTTCCTTTGCGCCATGGTGTTTTGTGGATGCAGGTGCTGTGTAAAAGTCGCAGTCTTCCAACCATTCCAAAAGGTTTTTAATTCCCGGGCGGTCGATGTAGTTTTCTGCAATGTACAAAAAACGACCTTTGTCTGTGTCCTGGCTGCAAGGGCCTTCGTGACAATATTCAGTGTAGTTTTCCTCTGAGTTGAGAGAGCAGACACCGTCTGCCATCTTATATCTGCACATATCAGTCATATCTTAGTCACCTCCCAGTGCCATATCGCAGGCTTGGCGAAGCATAGCCTTGTACTTTTCGGCATTTGATGGATTTTCTGTGGCGATTTCGTCCACAAGGCTGACGCAGTTAATCAGGTCGGCCTGTACCTGCTCAAACAGAATGGAGAATCGCACCAGCTTGTCGTCGCCTTTGATGGCAAGCTGTTTTTCCAGTGCCGCTGCTTTGTTCTGCGCATCGGTTACAGCCTGCTGCAGCTCTGTCTGCTGCTGTGTCTGCTGGGCCTGCCACTCTGCCTTTGCTTTTTCGACTGCATCAGCAACAAGGATCTCTGCCTCTGCTTTCTGCTTTTTCTCAAGATCTTCCCTCTGTTTGTCCAGTTTGGCTTTCGCTTTCTGTTGCTCATCTTTGACCGCCTCTTTGATTTTGTTTTCCATTTCCTTTTCGGCGCGGGCACGTTCGGCCGCAACTGCAGCATCAATTTTTTCGGTCTCCACCGCAACCACATCAAGTGTCTGCGGTTCTGCAGAAAGGTCGGCAATGGTTTTGTTTTTCTCATCGAGTTCTTTTTTGAGGCGTTCAATTTCCTTGTCCTGTGCCTGCCACATCATGTCGGCCTTATCCGCTTCGGTCTGCATCAGAGAAATCTGTTCACTTAAACCGTTCTTTTCTTCGATAAGGGCCTCAATTTCTTTAACTGTCATTTTGGCAAGGTCGTTCTGTTCTACAAAGTCCTCGCGGTCGATAGCCGACACCTGACAAAGCAGTGATAACTTTGTGATGCCAAGGTCAGCGTTTTCGGCCATAAGCTGAGGTGTAAGTTTTTCGTAGGTCTGAATATGTGTATAGGCCCAACGCTGCTTTATGCCGTGCGCCTGCTCCACATAATCCTCGAATTTATCGAAACCGAGATGTGTATATAATTTTTTATCACGCATTGTTTTGAGATTGCGGCACAATTCCACCATTGCGTTTGCCGCCTGAGCCTTTGCGTTTTCGATGCTGAAATGCACAGCCATTGCCTCGGTGCTTTGTGGTGTGCCGGTTGGTTTTATAATCAAGGTTTCCATAGGTTACTCCTTCTTTATTGGTGCTAATTTTGACTCAATGTATGCTTCAATTTCGTCTGTCTGACATACAACGCCGTCAACAAAATCCAGAAATCCTTCTGCCGATATTTCATTTTCTCCGCGGTAACGAAGCTCGTTTTTTATGGTGTCAAATGCCAGTGCTTTAACTTTTTCTACCCTCATAAATTCTCCTTCTTGCAGTTGACTGCAAAATGTGTTTTAAGCGGTTGCCGCTGCTTTTGGTTTGTCGATGAATTTCATTGTCTGCACGTCGAAACGGCGGAAGACGTTTTTCAGCCAGTAGTCCACAAAGTCCTTGACCTCTTGTGGAATAGGTGTCTCCGCATCGTTTTTATATCCGTGCAGCTGAAGCTTGATACCTTTTTTGATATCTACCTGCAGGGTGTACCACGGGATATAAGGCTGGTCTGCCTTTCTGACAAAAAATATACTGCGTCCTTCACAGTGGCTTTTACCATAACTTCCTACACAGTGATCAAGATATTTGCCTTCCACAATAAGCTCTCGTTCTCTTTTAGGTACAGCTACAGCAAAAATGCCATTGTTATATGCCAGACTCTGCAGCTCGTTACCGATAGAGCGAAATTTCTCTATCAACTCTTTATCTTCTGTAAATTCAACCTTTTGCAGCACCTGATTATGAGCCTTCTGCAAATTATACGGATATTTGACTGTATCATCCTTGATGTCATACTCAAGATTTTCTGCCATGGAAATATAGTCTATCCAGAACTGAGGCTGGCATTTTTGTTTCACGAGGTACAGTGCCAGTTTCAAGATATTGTCTGTATACCTTTTGGTGTCTTTCATACTCAAATCAGCTACAGCTGTGAGAACATCTTTGGGCAGAATTTTGTGTTTTTTATCTCTGTACTGTTTATAAATATCAAGTTCTGGTATGGTCCAGTGTTCAGATATTGCTCTTTCTCTTTCATCTTTGTTTAAGCCTGTGATTTCTTTGAGGCTTTTTCCTTTGAAATTGAAAGCTGATTGTCCGCCACCCGAAACTGTCATTTTGTAAACCCATCGTGAAAAACCATTTATGACAAGATTTTCTATTGTTGGGTACTTCTGATACAATTTGAGATACTTAAGAACAGTCACTGCAGTGCTGTGCTCGTCAAGTGGTGATGTATACCACCTGAAATCATCTATGTGTGAATGTGTAAATTCAGTGCCGTATAGCATTTCTTCGCTGAAAGGAAGCACATCCGCACCCCACGGCCACACCGGGTTATCTTTGAAATACCATTCAGTGCCGCCGTTGTACTCCTTATGTCCCATAATGGAGTAACTCTCCCATGCTGAAAACTGAATCATTTTTCCTTCAGAAAAAATATAAACATCTCTCGGATATGCGCAATAATAAGTTTGCGGTGTAAAACCTTCTTTAAGATATCGGCCTTTTTTAACAAAGGACGTTGTTCTTTCTCCGTGGTATACAACACAGTACACTGTATCTTTGTGCCGATACATTTTTGCAATATTGCCTTCATATGTGAAATCTCTCTTTGACGACAACTTTGTATCATAAATGTTTCCGCAATACGGACATACTCTGAATGAGCCTACTTCAAAGGTTTCTCCACACCTTACACAGTGTCCCATAATGATTTCTGCATTTGCGCTGCGGTCTGTTTCCGGCCACCAGTACATACTGCCACCTCGGAAATCTATCTTTCTAATTTCTTCCTGTGACAATTTTGGTATAGGCAATCTGTTAAGAAGCTTTTTGGCCGCAGCACTTTTTACCCTGTGTTTATCCATTCGTGCCCTGTATTCCTGTGCATCCTTTTTCCTTTGGAACGCGTTGACAACGTCAATACAGCTATCGATTGTATTTTCAGTATTAAGAAACTGGCTCATCACCTTCAGGTCTTCGGCCGGAATATTACGCCACTGCCTGTGTTGTATTCCGTCACACCCATATCTGTTATAAATCAGCTTTTTTGTATTGAAACTGCCGCTGTTATGCATATAGTTAAGCCATTTGTCCCCCTGCACATATACTGTTGTGACAGGTTTTTGGTGGATATAAAAAGTGATAAAAAGTGTAGGAATTTTTCCTATGGTATGTACTTCAGCTCTTGCGGATGTCTGCTCTTTTGACTTTGTTTTTGGCACAGGAACTGCGAGTATTTCTTTTCTGACAAACATAGCCTCATCCCCCTACTCAAGCCCAGCCAGCATATCTGCAAAGGATATTACTTTTGGCTTTGGTGCCGGCATCTGTGACGGTGCCGCTGCCGGTGGCTGTTCAGAAGCAGAGCCAAGGCCGAAGTATTCACGGATGATACCCTCTGCAATATTTGGTGGCACATAACAGCAGTTGCCCTTTTTATGTTTATCCGCAAAGGCTTTTATCTTTTTTTCGCAGCCTTTTACTGTGCGGTCATTGGAAAAATCTTCACAGACAAGCTGTGCAAGTCTTTCATTGTTTCCCACAATATCTGTCAATTGCATTGCGCATCCGCGCACTGGGGAAAATTCATCTTCTTTTTCAATCTGCTTTTCAATGGCAGCTTTCATATCTTCGATATATCCCATAATGTCCTCCTACTTTTCCTTTGCCCAGGTGCGTTTCTTGGCCGGGCGTGTTGCAAAAAATTTGGGCTGGCGGATTTTCTCCAGCATTTCGGGGAAAAAGCTTTCGCGGTACATCGGCTTGTATTCCGCTGTGTACCTGTCGCGGAACTCCACCGTGTAAAAGCGGCCGAGCGGATGCGCAAACACAATCACGCCGATTGTGGGCGGTTCGATTATAAGCGCTTCCTGCTTTGGCTTTTTGCCGTTCTGTTTTATTGCTCGGGTGACACGGACAATGTCACCGACCTTAAAGTTTTGTGTTTTCATTTTTCTTAGTCTCCGTTTTCTCTTTTTGCCTGCAGTTCTCTGTATACCCAAACTGCAATGTCAGAAAGGTTATCTCCGTTGTGCTGAGGCACATTTTTTACATCCATTTCAGCCCACAGCCTGCGAAGTGTCCATTCACTTAAAGCTGTGCGGTTTTCTTTTAAAAAGTTTCGTACCGCCTGCAGCTCTTGCTGTGTACCAAAAATTGCACCGCGCAAAGAGAGATATATAATTGTGCCGAAATCTTCACTGGCCATATTCACCAATGAGCATTTGTCTATGTTGCGTTCTCTCAATATGTATCCCTCCTTGCCATACGGCAGTGTATATATGTGCCGCTGCTTAAATCGTTTATCTGTGTATCACTCTGTACAAAAAAGTACCCTGGGAGAAGCTGTTCAAAATATTCCTTGTGCAAAGTTTGGTTTATTGCCATCTCGGCCACCTTGCGCTTGCCCCCTGCCTTGTGGTTATATAAGTTTTTTGGCGGAGGCGGTTTTTGAATATTGGCGGTGCTGTTCCATCTGCGGCGGCCTTGCTTTGTGTCCTTGCAAAGATATTTGGCCAGTTTGAGAAAACCTTCAGGCGCCCAGCGCAGCAGTTCTATCTTTTTGTTGCTGCCAAGCGCCCAGGCCTTTTCTATCTTTCGCATATTAACACCCCTGTTCATAACGATATGCAGGTGTGGGCGGTAAAGCTGGCGGCCGTCGGCTGTTCTGATGTAACGGCTCATACAATCTTTTGCGCGCTTAATCTCAATTTTATAAACAGCCTTAAGGGGTATACCCGCCTTGCGGAACTGATATTTTATGCGCCTTATCCCCTTTTCTGCCATTTCAAAACCGCTGTCATCGTCAAGGACAAGGTGGTTGTCATCGCAGGTAAAGGTGGCAAACACATCTTCGTAAGGCTTGAAATTGTGATTGAGAATGCGTGTAAGCTTGTTCACTGCATTTTTATGGTCCAACCGCTGCTGTGCATCTCTGGTCTTGTTACCCTTTTTGGGGGTATAAGACCGCTTTTTCCATTCAGGGAATATTTTTATCTCGGCCCAGTCTCCCGATGGGATTATCTGTACAGTGTAATGAGCTATATCCCGATGCCTTATTCTTTCAAGGAAATCGTCAGGGGTTTCTCCGTACACTGACTGGTCGTAAATCTCATCGGGATTGACTGTATATCTGTCCATAATCCCCCATATTTATATTTATTATTTAAAGGACTTGAGTTTTGTGTTTAGTTGTTCATACCCTTACCAAGTCCCTTAAGGGCGTTTCCGCCCTGGTTTTGCAGTTGACTGCAAAAGGTATTTTTTTACCCTGCAGGAAACGCCTGCAGGGTTGGTTTAAAGTTCTGTCGATGTCGATGTTTTCTTTTCAAGGCTCAACTTAATTTTGCCTTTTGCTGTCTGAGATATAGTGATTGTGTGATGAAAATCTATTTTGGCCGTTACTTTACACAACCAATCGTTACCTATGCCATCAATCACACCGCAAACGAAAACAATGACATCATTGCTGAAACTATTCAAGATACGAGCTGCTCTTTTTTTTGCCGCTTCTACCTCTGCATATCGTTTTGACTGTCCGCAGGTACAATGCAGGCTGCCATATTCCACCGCATCTTCCTCTTTTTCAAACTCCTGCGGTGATGCTACACACTGCCCGCAGAATTTACATATTGCCGTATATTTTTCCATAGTTACCTTTACTTTTCTGGTGTGTACGTCATTGCCGCAACACCGTCAATTTTGCCCACAAGGGCGTATCTGTTCAGCAGCTTAAAGCTGTCAAAGCTGTTCTGCAGCGACTGCAGACTGCCGCATTCCCTTTGCGAAACGTCGCCGTCCTCCACTATTTCCAGCACATAACTGTGCTTTGGCTGCGGAGTTATGTAAGGCTTGAAGCTGTCAGATATGTGAAAATACGGCCTTTCGCCGTTTGGAAGCACAAACTCCACACGGGAGATGTGCTCCTGCAGGTCCATACCATACCGCTGCTGCAGTATGCTGCGAATTTCTTTTGCGTCGGTGTATGCCATATTACCCCTCCTTAAAGCGGGAAATGCTGTCCCCTGCCGCAAAACTGTGAACACCTTTGTCGGTGAACACCCGCATTTCTACGGGCATATTGTTAATATCAAAATCCCGCCCTGCCATAGAGCAGTAAAGGCGGTACATATCAAAATCCGAAAGCGGTTTGGTCTTTTTCTGATTGTTAAAAAGAGTTATGTCTGACATAAAATCCACCTTCTTTTCTTCAGCACACCTGCAAAAACGCCCGAAAAATTATAAGCATCGTAATAATATTAAAAAGTGTTCATGTCCAAAATGTCCGTTAACAGTACATGCCTTTTGCGTTCGATATATAGTACAGTTCAGCAGACTTCCCGCTGCTGTCTCGGGGCAAAGCGCCTCACCGGCCTTGCTCGGCGCGGGCGTTTTTGCAGGTGTGCCGTATTCAATTTTTCAACAATGCCCTTGACTGTACCCGCTGCAATGCACAGAATTTATCATAAGAGGAACGCAATATAGTGTGTTCAGGGAGTACTATACCGAGAGACTTGGGAACTGCCACTTTCCCATATAACAACGGGCACAGGCAAAGGCACTGTTGACTTTTTTGTGTGTGAGGTTTACAATTTAACCGTGAGGTTATTTTGTAACCGAATATCTGATAATTGAGCAGTCGGAAGTACCAGTTCTGGCTGCTCTTTTTTTGCGCATTTTTCTGCGCTTTGCACGTTCGTGCTTTTCGATAACGCGGATAATTACATCACCGAGGCAGAGTATAAGCACAAAACTGCACAACTCTACTGCGCAAATTAACAGTTCAACTTTTTCGTTTGGTGTCATATTTTCTCCTAACTCAGCAAGCGCGCAAATGATGCCTTACTGATAAACAATTTTCGTCCGATTTTATTGAACTGCACTGAGCCTCTGGCAGTTTTTTCGGTAATTCCTAAAAAGGCTGCAACTTCTGCAGGTGACAATCCCTCTTTGTCGGGATACAGCTCGTTGAGCCGTTCCAGATTGTCACGATATAAAGGTTTTTCTCTTGCCATATAGGTTCTCCTTTCTCATCGTTTAGTAAGTTTGTATGTTATAAAAATACCGAGAAGAAATCCCGCTCCAATTGCGGCACAAAGTAATTTGAACAACAGATATGGATTCATCTACCCCACCGCCTTTGCTGTCTGATAAATCTGTTCCAACTCAACAAATCTCTGGAGAGAAATATTGAAAATGTTAGACAACTGAACAGCCAGAGTTATTTCCATTTTGGACTGACGTTCGCCTCTCTCTATCATCGAATAATACTGGCTTGAAATATTAAGAGTTTTTGAAACATCTTGTTGCGAAAGTCCTCGTTCTTCTCTTAACTCAACAAGGTATTCTCTCATCAACCTCACTCCTTTCCTTGAATAAAGAGTAACATTTCGTTTCAATAAAGTCAACGTTTTGTTTCATTTATGGTAAAATTTCAGCATATGTAACAAATTATTTGCAACATTTTGTTGATTTTATTGACAATTCAACATATTGTTGATATGCTTTAGTTAAACAGTAACGGAGGTGCAGTATGAGCAACTTTAAATACTTTAGAAATAAAACAGGTATGTCACAAAAAGAAGTTGGTGACTATCTTGGAATAACAGGTCAGGCATACAGCAATTACGAAAATGGCAAGCGTGAAGCTGATTATGAAACACTGCTTAAATTGAGTGAACTTTTCAACACATCAATTGAAAATCTGCTGATGGATGACGAACCTGATGAAACAAAAAAATCCCCTGCCGAAGCAGAGGATGAAGAAATAAATGAATATCTTGAAGAATTAAAGAACAACCCTGGTATGCGCATTTTGTTTTCCAAGGCAAAAGGTGCTACAAAAGAAGATTTGGAAAAGGTTGTTCGTATGATTGAAATTATGAAAGGAGACAGTTAATTGGATGATATTATTTTAAGATATGTTCCAATGCCTGTCACAGTTCCCGCTGTCACATCTACCGATGAAAACGGAGACTATAATGTTTATATAAACTGTAATCTCGGTTTTATCGCACAGGAACGCGCAAAAAAACACGAGCTGGAACATATACATAACAATCATTTTTACCGCAGCAGCCCCGTTGTGCAGGATGAGGCCGAAGCGGAAGCGCCAACGCTCAATGTGTCTGTTGTAAAAGAACCAACCCTCAGAGACCTGCGTATTAAAGCAGGGTTCAACGTTGCAAGAGCTGCAAGATTTGTCAACATGACCTACGAACAGTATATTCTTGCAGAATATGGTAAATTAAATAATCAAAAAATTATTGATAATGCAAAAAGATACCTCGAAACATATATAAAAGCATATGTTGAGAATTGATAAGGAGAACACTATGGGATTATTTTTCAGCAAAAAAGGCAGTATAATTAGCAACTATTTTATGACATTAGAAGATATTTCTACTTTAAAAAAGGGAAACGCTACTGAAATATCTCTTTATGATGAACATTTAGAACTGTCTGCGCCTATACTCAAGTCTCCATTAACATTGAATTACTCTCAAATCACAGACGTTTATTATGGTGTAGAAACTGAAATTGTTCAGAAAAGCAAATCTGTTATCGGTCGTGCTGTTGCTGGCGGTTTACTCTTTGGTGAAATTGGTGCCGCTGTCGGAGCTATATCCGGAGCTGGAAAAAAAGAAGAAAAACAGCATAAGTTTTTATTTATCATCAGCTATAAATCTTCTTCCGGACAAGACACTTTCTTAAAATTTGAAGATAAAAGTACTTTAAAAGGTATGAAGCTGGCAAACAAACTCAAAGAACTGTGTAACATCAAAGAAGAGCCAGAAGAAATTTCTACTCAATTATAATTTGCAGTCAACTGCAAAATCATTCGTCAATAAGGGCAAAGTATAACAGCCTTTTATAAACCAATATGTTATCTGCCCTTATAACATAAAAAGGCCCTCACGGCGGCAACCGTGAGAGCCTAATGTAAGAAGTCTATACAACGAGGTATACACTCCCCGAACAAGAGTATTATACCTCATTTGTATAGGCTGTGTCAAACACACCCAAAAACAAATGGAGGTATTTTTTATGGCTAAAAAACAAAAATTGTATCGGCGCCCTGATGGTCTTTACGAAAAAGGGTTGACCATCAACGGCAAACGTGTGCGCTTTCGCGGAAAAACCGAAAGAGAAGTTATGCAAAAAATTGCCGCTTATGTTGAAAAGCAGGAAAACGGTCTGACTTTCTGTGAAGTTGCAAATCTGTGGTATAACAAGAAGGCTTGCGAAGTTCAACCAACAACTCTCAAGCGAACCTATGATCCAATCTATGAAAAACTCAAAAAGCATTTTATAGACGACAATATCCGTGAAATAAAGGCCAAGGATATAAACACTTATGTTTATTCCCTTTCTACCTACTCTCACAAAACTGTAAGCAACCATCTTTGTATGCTGGGACAGATTTTTGACTATGCCGTTGTTATGGGCGAAATTGAAAACAACCCGACAACTTCCGTCAAAGTTCCCAAGGGCCTTGCAAAGAACCACAGAAGTATGATATCTGCTGAACAAATTAAGATTATAGAAAACAATACAGAATTTGAAATGTTCGGCCTGTTTGCATATTTTCTGCTATATACAGGCTGCCGCAGAGGTGAAGCACTGGCTCTGCAGTGGGGAGACATAGATTTTGAAAATAAGGTTATACATATCACGAAGTCAGCCTTTTACAATTCAAACAGAGCACAGATTAAAGAGCCTAAAACCGAAGCCGGAAAAAGAGATATCATTCTGCTGGATATCCTGGCCGACAAGCTGCGGGGCAAACATAACAAAGACCACTATGTTTTTTCTGCAGACGGCGGTAAAAGCCCGCTGTCTCAAAGTCAGGCACTTAAAGGATGGGAAAAATATGTTAACAATGTCGGATTACAAGGCATTACCCCACACCAGCTGCGGCACACTTATGCTTCTCTGCTTTACGAAGCGGGTATAGATGTTAAATCCGCACAGGACCTTCTTGGGCATGCAGACGTTTCTACCACTCAAAATATTTATACACATATAACAAAACAGAAAAAAGAAGAAACCGCATCAAAACTTAACGAACACTTTAAACTGTAAAACTGCTGTGTCACAGCTGTGTCAATTTACTTACTTTTCAACACTCTTTGTTACTGTAAATTACCTTATAGCATAAAAAACAAAAAACCACCGAAACAGGCAAAATCAACCTATTTCGGTGGTTTTATTATCTGTAGATATAAAAAAGGAACAATCTTTCGATTGTTCCTTTTTGGTGCGGATGACAAGACTTGAACTTGCACGATATTGCTACCACTAGCCCCTCAAGCTAGCGTGTCTGCCGATTCCACCACATCCGCAAACTTGTGTGTTCTTTTGAACGCTTAAATATAATATCACAAGTTTATTCTGTTGTCAACACTTTTTTCTAAATATTTTCAGGAATTTCTGAGACAGAAATATTTTCTACCTTTCTCAGCTTGCGTTCCATAACATTTGTTCGTGTGGTCGCAAGTTTATCAAGTTCGTCGCTTGCCTGTCGCATATATTTTTGTGTTTTCTGCAAAGCTTCACTGAATTTACCAAATTCAGTATTAACCTCCTGCAGTACCTTCCACACTTCGCCCGAACTTTTTTGAATGGCAAGGGTTTTAAATCCCATTTTAAGACTGTTAAGCAAAGCAGCCATTGTTGTAGGTCCCGCAATATTTATATGCTCTTTCTGTAATTCTTCAATAAGTCCTTCACGCACAATTTCTGCGTACATACTTTCAAGAGGGATAAACATAATTGCAAATTCAGTGGTATACGGCACATCTATATATTTTGAACTGATGTCCTTTGCAAAACTTCTTATTCGCAGACGCAGCTCCTTGCGGGCTGCATCAAGCTCTGTTTTATTTCCACTTTCATATGCATCCTGAAGTTTCTGATATGCATCAAGCGGGAACTTTGCATCAATAGGCAGATACACATATCCGTCATCATGGCCCGGCAGTTTAACCGCATATTCAACACGGTCCATAGAATTTTTCTTTGTGGCAATATCTGCTTCGTACTGGTCAGGTGTAAGAATATCTTCCAGAATAGCCCCAAGCTGAACTTCGCCAAAAATGCCTCGGGTTTTAACATTGGACAGAACCTTGCGCAAATCATCAACACCTTCGCCTACTTTTTGCATTTCACCAAGCGATTTGTAAACCTGTTCAAGACGTTCACTTACCAGCTTGAAGCTCTGATTGATGCGGTCTTCAAGGGTTTTCTGCAGTTTTTCATCAACTGTCTGGCGCATTTCATCCAGCTTCTTTTCGTTGCTTTCCTGCATATCTCCAACTTTTTTCTCAAGTGTTGCTCGCATTTCGGAAAGTTTTTCTTCGTTCTGTTTCTGGAACGCTGCAAAGCGGTCATCAAGACCTGTTGCCATTTCGGCTACCGTGCGGCGCAAAGTTGTTATGTTGTTCTGTGTATTGTCACTGAATTCCTTAAAACGCATTGTTTCAAGGTTCTGCACAGTCTGCTGGTTCTGGCTCTGCAGTTTCTGCTGACGTTCCATAAAATCCAGTGTATCCTTTTTGTTTTTGTCTATGTAGTCTTCCAGTTCATTCTGCAGAAAAACCATTTTGTTTTCCAGCTGTTCGGTTTTGTCCTTTTTGAGCAGTCTGGCAATTGAAATAACTATATTGACAACAAGTAAAATAATTATAATATAAAAGATATATTTATCAGTCATAATAACCCCACAACAATAATATTAACGATTTATAATTATATCACATTTTTCACACCAAAAAAAGAGATAATTGATGTCAGAAACTGACACCTCAATATAA